AGCGGATCTATGCCGCCGCCACTCATTTGGGGCACCATAGACGCAATGTCATATCGAACGGCCATTAGTCAGACCTCAAAGCTGCGGGCCGTAACCCATACCATAATTTCGGTTAAACGGCTGCGCCGTCGCCGGCCGCGCTTGACCATACATGCGGTCCATCATGCTATATGCCAGCGCGTTCTGCCCGACGTTGCCCAGCGCCTGAGACAGCGCCGACGCGCCGCCCATATAGCCGGACGCGCGGGCTTGCGCGGCGTTCTCCAGCCCGGTCGCGAGCGCCTGCCCGCCGCCGGTCGCCAGATTGGCAAGCGGGACGGCGGAGCCCGTGGCGATATTCGCTAGACCGGTGCCGAGACCAGAATATACATTGGCGATGTTCTGGCCGCTGCCAAGAATATCCGCCGACAGCCCCGTGCCGAGCGCGCCGCGCAGCCCGGCAAGGTTTTGCCCAGTCGCACCCTGAATATTGCTGACATTCTGGCCCGTTGTGCCATAGACATTCGCAAGGTTAGCGCCTGTCTGGCCCAACACACCTGCGACGTTTTGCCCCTGCGCGCCGTATATGTTCGCAAGATTCTGCGCGCCGGTCCCGTAAATGTTTGCAAGATTAGCGCCGGTCTGAGACGCAAGCCCCGCACGGCCTGTAGCGCCGGTTTGCATGAGTCCGGCAGCTCCCGCGCCAAGACCGCCCGCAGCCTGCGTCATAACATTAGCCGCGCCCTGACCCGAGCCCGCAAGGCCCTGAAGGCCGGACAGCGCGGCCTGACGGTTGGCCATGAACCGCGCGTAAGCATTCTGGTATTCCTGACTGCCCGCTTCCTGTCCGTAGCGCGTCGCAGCTTTCAACGCCGCTCCAGATTGACGCATACCCGACGAGCCGAGCGTTGATTGCATCGCCCGCTCGCCCTCCGCCACACGGAACGCATAGCCGGGGTCCATCTGAAGCTCTTCGAGCGTCGGCTGACGCATAAACGAGCCATAGCCCGGCGCGTTGACATCGCCGCCAACGCCGTAGAGCGCCGCAAGCTGATTCTGCGCGCCTGCGCCCGTCGATACATATGGCTGCTGATAGCCGGCCTGCATTCCGAACGCGCCGCCCAGCGCGCCGAGACCGCCCATCTCGCCTGCGGTCAGCTCTCCCGCCGCGCGGCGTTCCGCGCCCGTGAGCGCGCCCGCGCCCTGCCCCATACCGCGCTGGATGGCTCCAGCGGCCTGACCCGCTCCACCGCGCAACGCCGCCAGTTGGCCGCCGGTAGCGCCCAAAAGCGCCTCCTGCTGGGACTGCTGCGCCGCCAGTAGCGGCATGATGGACGCCATGCGTCCGCGCTCCAGCTCGGCCGCAGCCTCCCCTGCGCCGGCCCGCCGCGCCTCTTCAGCGCGCGCGCTTGACGCTTGCAAGGCTTCAAGCGTCGGACCAACGGCCGATCTCAGGGCCTGTTCGCCGCCCGCCTTACCTTGAAGAATGTCAGCCCGAGCGCGCTCCTGCGCCTGCGCCTGAAGGACCGCGCCCAGCATAGCTGCCTGCGCCTGCGCGGCGGAAGCCTTACCTGAAGCGCGGGAGCCCAGAATGGACCCCAGACCGCTGGCGGCGGAGCTGCCGAGAAGGGCTATGGTAAAAGGGTCCATTGTTAGCTCCTGCCGATAAGCGGCGTGACGGGTTGCGATGATATAGCAACCACTTCATTACGGAAAGACTCGGTCGCGGCTGCGCCCTGACGGACTTCCTTTGCCACTTCAATCTGAAGCATAGGCATAGCCGTAATAGCGCACATCCATTCGTCTATTTCTTTGCCCGTATTGGGGTTTGTCCCGCGCAACAATGTAAACCACGCGCATTTTAATTGCACGCAGTCTTTTTTGATAAGCGGACAGAAGGTTCCGTTTTTGAGTTCCATTAGTCTTTCGTCGCTATGATTACGTCTACATACTGAACGGCGAGGTTTATGTTTGGCGCGGAGAAGCCGTGAGCATGACCGCCACCCCCACCTGTGTTGCCGATAGATGTAGAGGTAGAAGTTGTGGTTGTCGTTCCTACTGTTATGCCAGTCGTAGCCGATCCGGTAGTCCCTGCTGCGGTGCCCGCCGTTACAATAGGCACGCCGCCCAGAGACACTGCCGCCGCGCCTGTAGCGGGCGCGGTGTAGCTATGTGTATGGCCCGGATCCGTCACCGAACTGGTGCTGGAACTAGTGCTGGTGCTGGTGGCGCTATGATTATGCGACGGAATATCCGCCGTTGTCAGCGTATAGCTGGCGACTGTGCCGGTAACAGCCTGCGAAGCAAACGCCGTCGTGAACGCGACGCTGCCGCCTGACGAGGCTGAGCCTGACACGACGCGCAGTGCTTTATTGTCATGCGCCGTGGACTTAGTCCAGCCGGTCGGAGCTGAAGTCTGCACGAACAGCATGACGGTGCCGGCGGGAATATTCGCCCACGCGCCCGAGAACGTCGTGGCTGTGAGCGTGCCGACGACCGAACTGTTGCCGGTAATCGCCGCGCCGCCTGACGACACGGTCAATGTGCTGCTGACACCCAGCGTGCCCGTAACGGAGCTGTTGCCCGTAATACCCGCGCCGCCAGACGACACCGTAAGGCCGCCAGACGACACCGTGACGCCAGATTGAGCAGTCAGAACGCCTGTCGTGCCAAAAGTTCCGGTTACGGTGCTATTGCCTGTAATGGCCGCGCCGCCCGCCGATACGGTGAGGCCGCCGGACGATACGGTCAACGTGCTGCTAACGCCCAGCGTGCCAGTAACCGTGCTATTACCCGTCACGGCGACACCGCCAGACGATATGGTTATGCCCCCGGCAAAAGTTACGTTTCCGTTGCCCGCGACAGTAAACCGCGCGCTGCCATTGGTGCGCACGACAAAATTGCGGTTATCTTTTACGTCGAACGTGGAATTTGTGGCGTCAGCTTCGATGACTGTGCGCGACACGCCGGCCGAAGAAAACTGAATCTTACCATTATTGTCTATGTCCAGTGCCTCGGTCGGCGACACAGTTCCGAGGCCGAGAAGCCCTGCCGAGTTGATGATAAACGGTGTCGTGTCAGGATCCGCGCTGTCTTGCACGCGCAGAACTTCGCCCGTGCCGGTCTGGGTGATCTTCAGCGCAGGGCCGGACGAGTTAGTGGAAATCGTGACGTTGCCGGACAGAACCGGGGAGAGCGACGTTGTCGGAGCCGCGACGTAGTCAACCGTCCAGATCTCGACATCGTCGGCGTCAGCAAGTTTAAACTTATAGACCGATTCGCCGAGCCAGATATTGGCCTCGCCACGCGAGTCAAGGATAATGGGGTTACTGTTAGCCGTCGAACCGCTGGAGTCCGTATAGGTAGCCTGCGGCGTCGTCGTGCCCGCCTCATAAGTATAGACGCGCCCCCCGACCAGCGGCGCGCCGTCTGCGGTCAGGAACTGCGTTTTAGGCGTGGGAGTTACGACCGCCATTATGCACCTATGTTACAGGACACGGTCATAATGACCGAAGGGATTGCCGGGCAGAACGCCGTCGCGGGGTCTGCGAGGATCTGCACGTTTACATTGGATGTCGCCCACATAAGCTCAAAATAATCGGCTGTATTCATTCTTAGCACGAAATTCCACGCCGCGACATATTCTTCATTCGAGCCCTTCATGGTTATCCGCGTCGCCGAATCAGGCACATCAACGCCGTTTATGCGCGCCCATATATACACATTTTTGGTGCTTGCGTTTGTGCTGGAAAGTTGCAGCGAAAACTGAAAGTTATACGCGCCCGGCCGATCCACATAAAGCCGCGACGAGGGCGACCCCAAATAGACGCCAGCCGTAAGATCAGTATTATTAAACGTCACCGCGTAGGGCGTATCTGGCGACGCCGCAATCTGGTCGGTCGTGTCGAAAAACGTGCCATAGCGAAGCGACCCGCTACCCAGAATTGAGTATATATTATTAAGAAACCTATACCACTCACGGGATATGTAGCGCGTAAAACTATCCGAAATCGGAATACGCGCTGCCGGGATCTGTGTTATATTCTCAGGCATTTGTGGGGTCCATTATAAGTTCAGCCCCCATAATGGCTATCTTGACCGGATCGGTGCCTGAAATCTCATACACCCGGTCGCGCAATTTCAACGTCATGCCGAGACGCCGCCAGATCGTCCTGTAGCCATACTCGCCGATGCGGCCCATCGACTTCCAATGTTCATTCGACCATGTATGGCCACCGTCATCCGACCAGCGCAACATAACCTGCGGGTTAACACCCAGATCAATAGCGCCCGAAGCGATGATATAGTTATCATCCTCCGTCAGTAACTTCAGATCATCCTCGGTCGTTATATAGCGCCCGTCCAGATATAGAAAATCGTTACCTGTCAGACCCACGCCGGCTTCGCAGTCCAACTGAAGGCTGTGATGAGTCGTGCGCTTCAAATTATTCTGGCCCGTTGGCAGCGCGCGCCACGACCGAAGCCATTTCTGAACGGAGCCCGCTTCGGAATACGTTGTGAGATCATACGCATACAGGCCGCCCGCAACATAATCGCCAATGACGATTTCATTGTTGTAGTTCATCTGGCAGTTGCCGCGCTGCCGCGTAAACTCGTTGTTCTCCCATCCAGCGCGCTCGTGCCACGCGCCTGTGGCTACGTCATAGACCCATGTCGTATTCGCGGTCGGGAAGTTGAGAACATAGAACGCATGGCCGTCCTGTTGATACGTGTAAGCGACAGCGTCAGACAGTGTGGCGTATTGCTGGATCTGCCACTCAACCGCATGGGTCGAGACGCGCTCGCCGGAGTAGCCTTTGGATCGGTAGACGATACCGTTACCGCGCGCGTCGCGCCCGAGCCAGAACAGGCCATTGTCAAGCTTGGCGACCGAATAGGCGGCCAAACAGCCGATCTCGTTGAACGCGCCTTGGATGCGAGCGAGCGGAAAGTCAGGAAGCCCGGCGTTATACCAGACTTCAACCGTGTTGATGCCAAACAGCCAGACTTCGCGGTGATCGACGATCAACGTCACCAGATTATCCGGCGAACCTTCAGCGCTGGCGAAATCCAGAGCGTCAATAGACAGCCCGTTATAGGACGCAGTCACCCAGAATCGTTGGCTATTAGGCTCGTTAAATACGAAATACCCATCCAAAAAGCCGACGCCGACTGCGCCGGGGAAGTCCGGGTCTGTGATGTCACTGAAGAAAGGCGAGAAAGTCAGCGTTACGCCCGTGCCCGTCGCAGTAGCGTTTGCGGACAGGACAAACGTGGTGCTGTTCGTAATGCTGGACACCGTCGTCGACGCAGGGATGCCGATGCCTGAGACCGGCTGGCCTACCCAAATAGACGACGTATCGGCCACTGTCACATTGGCGCTTCCGCTGGTCGTATCTCCGGCGAGCGTAAAATCGCTGTTGTTGTATATGTAGCCGTTTGCGCCCGCCGCGATAAATAACTGAATGCCATTATCGACCATATTGACCTGACCGGTGCCCACTACCGTGCCGAGTTCGACGTAGGTCCAGTCTGTATTGATGCGGTATAGTTTGGTGCCGGCAACAGCATAGCCATAGTCGCCATACTGCCAAAGCCCGCGAACGGGGCCGGTCGGAAAAGTCGTAAGCAGACGAAGCCCCGGCGCGCGCTGAAGCCACGCAGGCTCTTTACCGTTCTCGGGAATAATCTCCGGGTAAAGATTAATCATCCGGTTATCAGCCGCGTTGGGGCTGCGCGTCTGATAACTAGAGCCAAGAATAGGCGTATGCATTAGTAATTCCCGGCGTAAATATTATAGCGCTGGCGCGTTCCAACAATGCTGTAAGGCATCGCCATAACGTCATCGGGGTTATTAATACGCTTCAGATTGCGCTTGCTATACATCGCGATCCGCTGCACCTGCGGCGATGGCTCGACGCCGAACTCAGGAGCCATTTCGCAAGCCAGATTATACCGGAACGCGCGCAGATAGCCCGGCGGAAACGTCAAGGGCGTAGCTAGTTCGGCGGGAGATGTCAGCTCCTGCACAGAAATGAAATGCCACTCCAATAGCCGTAGCGGCTTCGGGTAGATATACATTTCGATGTCAGGAAAGGTGTTGTTGACAAAGATGACCTGCGGATAGGTGCTGGTCACTGTCTTGACCGCAATACCGTTATATTGCTGCTGGTTGATGAATTTTATGCCGTAGGAGACGTTGGTCTGCGGGTCTCGAAAATAAGTCGAGTCGTCTAACAGGACAGGACGGTCGCCTACAAAATTGCCGGTCGGACCGAGCGTGCGAAACAGCTCGCCCGAGGGCCAGTTAAAAACTTGGTCCTGTGTCGAAAATACCGACAGCCGCTCGGTGTTCCACGAGTCGATCATCTGATTGAGCGCCGTCAACGCGTCCTGCGAGGTCTCGGCCGAGGGCGTTTCGCCCTCTGCGAGGACGCCCAACAGTCTCAGCGCTCCGTTGATCTGCTCGCCCGCTGTCGTCATCTGGATCGAACCTTTCCCAGCCGTTCTCTTCGTCGTAGGCGGCTTCCAAATCCATGGTAGCGACCTTCACCCCGTGCTTGGGGTGCCGCAGGTAAATTACAGCCATTTTACACCTATGGTAAGGGCCGAGCGGCCCGTAGGCCGCTCGTAGGATTGATTTAGGTGAGAACGGGGAATTCCCATTTGCCGGCCACCGAAGTGAACAGCTTGCCAGCGCCCGTGGCGTTGGTCGTCGTGGCCAGCGAGCCCGCCGGAGCGGTCGTGGTCGTGACGCCAGCCGTGATGGCCGTGGTCAGGAAGTATAGGCCGGCCGTCGCATTTGAGATGACCGGACCGCTCGTCGCCGTGGACGTGAACGTGCCAGAGGCCGTCGCGCCTGTGATCGTCGAGCCAGAGATGGAAGCGCCCGTGATCGTCGTGCCGGAGACAAGCTCCGGGTCCGAGAACGCGACGCCTACCGCTTTGGTATTAGGCATAGAGCCCTCCTTAGCCGATACGATAGATCGTGTAGGCGGCCGTGCCGGTGCGGCGGAAGCGGAAGCGAGCCGAAGCCGGGAACGTCGCCGTAGCGGAATCCGCAACGACCGCATTGCCGACAATGGTGTTGCCAGCGCCCGCACCAAACGTCACGTCGTTCGCCGCGTTGTCACCAAGGTTGATGACGACGACATCGAACGCCGAGTTCGTCTTGATGCTCGGGAACGCCGCGTCGATCAGCGCGCCGGTCGGGAACGTGTAGGTGCCCGCGTCCGTGCCGCCAGAGTCAACGGTGATGATGCCGTTGGCGAGATTGCCAACAGTAACCGTAACCGTCGCACCCGTCAGCGCGCTCGGGGCGGGCTGCGGGGTCATAAGCGGCTCGGTCAGCGCGCCAGCGCCGAGCTGGTAGCCGCCAACGGCGTTCGGGATAAGCGGCGTCGGGCCGAGAGTGTCGAGCGGATAAGCAGCGCTCTGCGTAATCGGGTCATAAGCAGCCATGGTTCAATGCTCCTGAATTAGAGAAAAAGACGGGGCCGAAGCCCCATCTGATTAGCCCCAAAGGCGAACCGCCATCTGCGGACGAATGACGCTGTAGCCATACAGAACGTCAATACGGCAGGGCAGTCGGTCGTTGTTGATGTCATACTGACGGACAACGCGGAGCGAGATACCATTGTGGACTTGACGCGAGGCCATGTCGACACCGTTCGGCATGAGCAAATCGGCCGTCGCAAACGCAATCGCGTCACGATGGTAGATCAGGTTCTGCGGATACTGGGTCGACGGCGAGCCGAGGAAGGTGACAGTCTTGCCGGACTGCGGCAGAGCGTCAACCGTCGCAAGAGCCTGCGAAGCCGAATACATCGCGTTGACCTTGATCGTCGCCGTGGTGGACGCCGTAACGTCCTCAAGGCAGACGAACTGGAACAGCGAGCCGGTGGACTCACGGGTCTGCGGGTTGACGGCGAAGCAGTCGGCAACCGTGAACACGTCGCCGGCCTTGACGACCGTCGAGCCGAGGCCCGTAACGACGATGCTGGTCGCGCCCTCCGACGTAACCGTAGCATTGACCGTCAGCGTGCCCGTGCGCGAGCCGGTCGTGAACTGCTTGATGGACTGCGACATATTCAGCTCGTCATAGCCGAGAATGCCTTCACCAAACATGCCGTTCTTGAACTGCTTCGAGATCGCCGAGACCGGGTTGAAGAGGCCCTTCATGCCTTCGATCAGCGCGGCGTTCGCAGCCGGGTTGACCGTCGCATAGCGGGGCGACATGACCGCAGCGTTCTCGTTGAGCTTCTGCTGAGCCTGAAGCAGAACGAGCGACGTGGCGGGCGTCGTGCCCGGCGTGCCGACCGAGTTGCCGATGTATTTGAAGGCGTTCGCAACGTCGGCGTCAATGGACGACGCGAGCTGCGAAATACGAGGCTTCAGAACACGCTCAGCGAAATCGTCGAGCTGCATGGTGAGTTCGGCGGTCGTGAAGTTGACGCCAATGTGCTTCTGGCTGGAAACCGCGAGCGTGGTATACTGCTCGTTATCGTCCTGCACCTGAAGCGCCGCGCCGTCCGTGACCAGCGCGCGGTCGGGCAGACGGATGCGGAGGGTCGAGCCGATCTTCGCGCCTTCAACGGCGAAAGAGTCGTCATATTGGCGGTTAACGGTGCGGGTAAGCACAAGGTTGTTTTCCAAGATCTCGAGTGCTTTTCTCGTGATCATGTCGATCGTAAGAAGTGAATTAGACATAACCTAGTCCTTTCAAAGACTTATCGTCGGTTCTGCGCTTCCCACTTCTTGATCTGCCGCTGACGTTCCGCTTCAATCCATTCCGACGTTGACATTTCCTTTATGGACCGGGGGTCCGTCGTGTCTCGTCTCGGGCCAGAGTTCGACCGGGTTGCCGTGACAGGCGCAAGAGGCGCTGGCGCGGTTGATGTCTTCTTGACCGGCGGATTGTCGACCAGTTTGGCTTCAATCTTGCCGATCTCTTTTGCCTGCAAGACGGGCGACAAACGGGATATACGGCTGGCTTCTTTAGGATTGGAGCCGAGGAAATAAATGACCTCGGGGCCAATTTCAGACGCCTGAATAGCTTGAGCCATAACGTCCGTGACAGGTAGATTGGGATTATACGCGACTTGCTCGAAGTCCTCGTATTTCTCCCTTACTTCCTCTTCACGGTCGCGGTAAGACTCAATGATTTCAGCCTGTTGCCTTGCGGCCTCGCGCTGAGCCAACATCTCCCGAGCTTTCTGCTCCGCCAACGCTTCCGCATATTGGTGAGCCGACTCGAAATCGTTGGGGTCCGCAGGAGGTGCGACAGGTTGTTTAACCTGCTGCTCCGCAAGCCGCTGGGCCTGCTCACGTTCCCATTTCCGCTGTTCTCTTGCAAGGCGCTTGCTTACAATGGCGTCCAGCTCTTCCTGAGTGAACGATTTTGTAGGCTGCTGTTCCTCCGGCGTCTCTACAACGGTTTCCGGTGCTGCCGTGGCTTCCGGTTCCGGCGCGGGGCTGATCTCCGCTACAGCCTGTTCGTCTTCTGTCATTTACCTAGCTTTCCGGCCAGTCGGTTAAACAAAGTTACTCGTTTTCTTCCTGAACGTCAACGAACTTGGCCATTTCCTGAATCTTGGCCACGAGCGGGAGTGCTTCGCTGGCGACAGCGAGGCCGCCCGCCTTTGTTGCTATGTCCAGCAAGTTCACGAGTTTCTGTAGCTCTTCGAGCGTAAATTTCACGGGTTGCTCCATGGAAGTGGTGGGCTAACAACCGGCGGATTGATCTGATTTTCAATCTGCTTGTCAAGCGCAGCCACCTGCGCAGCCAGCGTCTCAGGGCCAAACGCCTCTTCGAGCCACCCGACGACCTGATCGAATGTCAGATCTTCATACGGCGTGAAGGGTGCGTCAGGCGCGAGAGTGACGGACTGTGAGCCGTAGATGTCGGCGCTGTAGGTTCCGTCAGTCGCTTGGCGTCTCCAGTGGACGGTGAACACAACATCCGTGTGGTCGTCCTGTTGCGGGTAGCAGTCGAGTTGGGCGATTACCCATGTGTATGTGTTGCTCATGTTATACTTCCGCTAAGGTTAGTTCCACGACATGGACTGAGTAAGTTCCAGACGCCATAGCAAGTCTGAGTGTGCTTGATGACTGCGAATATGTTCGAGCGGCAGGGCTCCCGCTGGAGTTTAAAGAACTGATTGAATTGACTGTTCCCGAGCCAATCGACCATAGAACTAAATCGCAGAAACGATTTGTTCCATCGGTTCCAAAAACCAGAACCAAATTACACCACTCGTTAACGGCAGATATTACTGTTGCAGATGTAGAAACGCTTGTTGTTTTTCGGTTGCCAAATATCGTTTGCGAGCCACCGCGCAATGACAGTGGCCGATATGAGGTGTTATTAGCCGTGCCACTAAAAAGAGAAGTTAGCGCGCTCCCGACTTGGCTCGTCGTCCCAACCAGCAGGTTCCCGCTGCTGTCGATGCGGACCCGTTCTGTGTTTCCTGTTTGAAAAACAAGCGGGCGTCCGTCAACTACCGTTACGTTAAACGCTGTCGTGCTATCATATAGCTGAGAACCATTTGTATTTGACGTGTCTCTGATACGAATAGCGGCGGCCGATGTAGCTACAGTCAAAGAGTTACTAGGGCCGCTTGTGGAACCTATAAATAGGGTACCACTAGCATCAAAAACAGCCGTAGCCGAGCCAGCCGTATCAATATTACCGCTACCGATCCATAGCTTGCCGGTCCCATAAGCAATAATACTATCGCCAGCAGCAGTTCCGCTGAAGAATTGACTTGCAGATGCGGCTACACCGAGAGTGTAGGTTCTTGTGTCCCGCCCAAGATTAACAGAACACAATGATCCCGAAGCGCCGGATAAAAAGGTTGCCGTGGCATTTGATGTTAGGCCAACAACATTTAATTTAGCCCCCGGCGAACTTGTCCCGATACCGAAATTGCCGGATGCGTCGAGGCGCATACGCTCAATGTTGTTTGTTCGAAAAGCTAAAGGATTATTCGTCACGTTGCCAACAGTGACCGAATTGTCACTCAACGCAAAGAAAGTTCCAATGCGGACACCCGCAACCGATGTGTCAATAACGGAGCCCGCAGAGCTACCATTAACAGCCAGCGTGGTATACCCAGCGCCGTAAGACGTTGGTGACGAAGTTCCAATACCAAGATTTGTTCCGTTAAAGAATAAGTTCGCGCTATTCCCAAACGCGCTTGTCCCATCGCCATACGGTATGCGGCCAGCAGTCAGTGAGTTGAGCCCGGTGCCGCCGGACGCGACGCCGAGCGGCGACGAAAGGGTGAGGCTCGACGCCGACATCGCCCGCCCCGCCGTCACATCGGCGATAGACACCTTCTTGGTGGTGCCGGACTGGACGATAGGCAGGACTTCCGTGCCGCCAAGCGGAGTCGTGGCGGCAGGAAGAGCGGAGATCTTTACGTCGGCCATTTATCTATCCTCAGAAGGACGCAACGCGGTCCTGAAATGCCTTGATGCGGCTCTCCAACGCGACACGCTCGGCGTCGAGCTTGCCCTGCGCCTCAGCCATGCGAGCCTCACGGCCATTGACCGCGTCCTCACGGACCTTGACCGCTGCCTCGGCCGCTGCGACCGCCTGCTCGCGCGTCTTTACGACGCTCTCGAACGACTTCTCGCGCTTGGCTACGTCCTTGTCGCGCGCGTCGGCGTCAGCCTTCAGCTTACGCGCCTCGGATCGGTCAGCCTCTGCTTCCGACAGGATAGACGCCGCCTGTAGCTTGGCGTTCGCCAGCTCGACCTTGGCTTTCTCACGGTCAGCCAGCGCCGCCTCAGCCGCGCTCAGCGCGCCCTGCCGCTTGGCCAGCTCGTCCCGCAGTTCGGCCATTTTGGCCAAATCTTGCGGAAGCTGTTTCGTAAAATACTGGACGTAGTCCATGGTGGGGGCGTCGTTTGATACGTTCATAGCGGCCTCAGACGTAATAGCTAATGTTGAGCTTGGCGCTGGCTTCCTGCTCAATAAAACGGATCTTCGTCAGATCGCCGTCATACTGGAGCGTGACCCCGGCCGCGAGCGGCATACCGACAGTCGCGGTCGGCGCACCGCCGTCGTCCCGCCACCGAACGCCTTTAGACTCAGGCGTAATCAGCGCAAAGTTAGCCTTGGCGGTAAGCCCGGTCGACGGATCGCGGGTCGGAACGGTCAGGCCCGTAGAGGCGGAAAGCGTTCCAAGCTGCTGATACCCCAAGCATGAGGTAATCGCTTTCAGGGTAGTAGCCACTTATATTCTCCTGCGTTCCGTGAACGATCTTAGCTCTATATATTTCTGTTCCGGGTTGGCAACGTATGTTATACTAGCATTATTGCCAACAACTGAATAGTCTCCGTTCAAAGCGATCAGAACGTGCCCGTAGGTGACGTTTATGCTCTGCCCGGAAATCGCATACGACCCATTCAGAACATACAAAACCTTACTTTTCAACAGGGTAGCGGTTTGCCCGGCTACCTCATACGACCCGTTCTGCGCCGTGAACAGATATTGAACGACCGCGATCAGATAATCGCCGTTCTCTGCGGTCAGATAGTTGTCGTCCTCCGTCAGAAGGAGGATATTGTCTGACATCACGTCGCCTGAAATACACCGTTAGTCCCGTCCAACGTAACCGTAACCGTTTCCGCCGCCGCCACAGCCTGACTCGACCCATAGTCCCAATAGGCCACGTTCGTGCTGGTCGTCGTGTCGGTCAGAACCGCGTATCGGAAGGAAAAGCCTGCGCCGGTCGCCGTCCATGTAGACGGGCTGTTAAGCACCAGCTTGAACGTGCCGCCCGTCTGCGTCGCAGACACGACCGTGGCGGGGTTGCCGCCGGTCGAGTAGCCGTTTCCGTTAGCAACCTCAGTAATCGTGCCCGCCGCCGCGTCCACGCCTGTGGCGAGCTTTATGGCCCACGAATCAGACCCTGCGTTGATGTTCTCAAACAGGTTCTCGATGGCCGGCTGAAACTTGTTGTAGCTTACTGTCGGCATGGTCAGGCCAAGAATTTGAGTTTGTAGAGAGTCGACAGATAAAGCCCGATAATCTCGTCAATCGTGTTCTGAATGGCCGTATCGTCGCGGTCACAGACCTTATAGCGCATATCTTCGAGCTTTTTCAGCGAATCTTCAAGAAATTCAACGACATTTGCTGTTTTTTCAGCCGAATGCAGCGTAATCGGCCCGATCAGGCCGTGTCGACCCTGATACATCTCAGCCAAATCATCGGCTAAATCTATAATCTTGCCATAAAACGAGCCCAGCGCTTTATGTTTGGCGTAAGACCGCGTGTTTAGATGGACAGAATGCGTGACATCCCGCGCCAGAAACAGTTGACCTATGAAATCAGCGCAGCTCATTGCTCAAACCCCGGTAAGATCTGCTGTTGCGGCATAGACGGCACGATGTCGCCCATGTCCAGCGCCGCAGCTACAGTTCCTTGAATAATATCTTGTAACTGCTCGGGCGTCATGGCCGGCTGCGTGGCCTGAATCCGCTTTGTTTCGGCTTCGTAAGCCTTGATCTGGCTGTTCTGCTGGTCGATCTGGAGCTTCTGCATGTCATAGGACTGCTGAAGCTGACCGACCATAGCCGTAACCTGCTCCATCTGGTTGGCCATGTCGTTCATCTGAGCGCGCATCATCTGCGCTTCAGGCGACTCGTCAGAGCCTTCCAGCACCTTCGGATCGAGGATCTTGGCGAAGCGAGCCGCCATCTCCTGCGCCCCCGGCCAATCCATGTTCTTGATGAACAGATCGCCCGCGACCGTCCAGAGCTGCGGGTTGGACTGGAGGATGGTCGCCATCGCGTCCATGGACTCCTGCCGCTTGGTCATGTAGCTCGGGCCGGTCGTGACCATCACGTCATACAGACCGACATTTGGATTGTAGATCTTGTCGATGGTCTCGCCCGTGATCGGATCCTTGATAATCCGCACCGGCTCGGGCTGGCTCGGGTTAATCTTGACCATCCCGACTTCGCCGTCGATACCCACGATCCGCGCGACGCGCTGGGTGTCGTAGATCTTCGGGATAAGGTCGACCATCTGCCGCGTGATATAGCGCACCGCGCGGCTCATGTTGTCTACATAATGGAAGGTTGACGTGTCGCCCTGCCGCTCGCGTGCCAATATAGCACGACCCGTTCTTTCGTTACTGGTCGCACCAATTGAACTGTCGTATTGACCCGTTGTCGATTTAATGTCTTCGCCAGCACCCATTTTCGCTTGTATGAGGCCGGTTTGCGCCAGAGGCGGCTGAGCGCGCTCGGGCAGCGGCAGAGGGCTTCCAGCTCCGTCAGTAACATCCGGGTTGACCTCCAGATACGGCCAGTTGTTCGTATTGGCCGTCTTCCACTGCATCTCATAGCCTTCGAACTGGCCGCCGTAGCCAATGAAGGGCGCTTTCGGGGCCAGCGCAAGCATTTCTGCTTCCTGACTGACCCAGTAGTTATACATGCGCTGCGCGTCCTTCGCGTTGCGCACCAGACCGGAGATGTAAAGCTGGCCGTCGACCTCGAACTCGTTGCCGATGACGCGGACGACCGGGATCCATTTGCCCGCCCAATCCCGCTCTTCGAGGATCTCGTAACCGTTGGTCTTGACCCATTTCACCTGCCGGCGGTCGCTCTGCCGGCTGCGCAGCGGCTTGCCATAGGCTGACTTTAGCCGCTTGTCCTCCGGCGTGCCGTCGAATGCCGTGATGTTGTCCGGGTAAAGGTTCAGCGTCGCCTTTTTATGCTCGACGTAGAAATACTCCGCGATGCGGATGGTCTCCTGCGTCAGCCACATGCTCAGCGACTGGTCGCCGACGCCCTGCGCCATCATCGTCGAGATCGGCGTCGCGTCCGGGTATAGCCGCTCATATTCCGACTTGGCGATGTCTTCCGTGATAAAGCACCATTCCGCGTCCGACCCGCACGGATCCTGAATCATCGGGTCCATGTAGACGCTGAAACTGTTCCTGACCCGGACAATTTTAATGTCTTGATCGAACGAGTCCTCGCGGCAATATTCCGTTATCAGGCGGATATAGCCTTCGCCGTATGTGACCTGATTGTCGCAGGCCGTGTCATAGGCCACGTCCGCGTCGGACAAATACTCGATATGCTTGATGATGCCGTCGAACACCTCGGCGACCGCCGGGTCCGCGTTCTCGTCGGCCGGGATGACCTTGCCCTGCGGCCGGTTCTGCCGCTGCTCGTTAGTCACGAGCCGGACGTGCTGCGGCAGCTTGTTGATCGTCAGGCATGGCCGCGCGTTGATCGTCTGCCCCTGCACCGAGCCGCGCGTCGCCAGCACGTCCGCCGGCCACTGCCACTGGTTGTCCGGCGAGCCCGCCATGAACCGCAGATCGTCCAGCTCGTCCTCGCGGGTGTCGCTGTAGGCGGACATCGCCACGGTAAAGCGGTGCCGCAGCGTCGACAGGCGGTCGTCGCCCTCGTCGGCGCTGGCTACCTTGCCGGCGTCCCTGACATCACTTGCAGCCACTGGACTTGCCTTTCATCGCCGGCTTCTTTGCCGCCGCGCGCTTGGTCGAGTAGGCAATCGCAACTGCCTGTTTCTGCGGCTTTCCAGCCTTCATCTCAGCCTTTACGTTCTTACGGAAGGCTTCTTTGCTGGTGCTTTTGACTAGAGGCATGTTATGTCACCGTATGTAAGATTGCAAAGTTAAGGCGGATTGATTCAGAATAGGCGTTGTTCGTTACGTTCTTAATCTCAATGTAAAAAAACCCATCGTCAATAGATGTTATAAATACGTTATAGGCCCCGTTTGTGCCGCCCGTTGCAGGGCTGACAATTACCACATCTTTAGAAGATACAACGTTATTGTTTACTTTAAACAGCGCGTTAGCACTAGGCGCAAGTTGTGAATTAGCCGTAATGATTTGGCCTGACGATGCGTTGACCGTCACCGCTGTTGTCTTGTTGTTCTGCTGCGTCACATTTCCATATGCGCCGGCCGCATACCCGATCTGCCCTGTTGACAGGATATTAGTGGCCGATACAGTCGTTGCGCCAATAATATCTTGATCTTCATAAGCGACACCGATTGGCTTAGTATTCGCCATTACTTCTTCCTCGTCTTGGCGGACTGCTTGAACGCCTTGGCGGTCGGTGCGCCTGCTACGCCCGGCTTGCGCATCTTCTCGCCCGAGCCGGCCTTGATGCGCGCCCGTTTGGCGTGGATTGCAGCATACAATCCGGGGCTTCCGGGTTTCTTTACGGGCATTTCCATCTCCTGAGGCTAGCCTTGGCCCGTTCGCCATTTTTAGCCTTAGCCGCTACGGCGGACATTCTCGCACAAAATGACGCCTTCCGGCCCTTGTCAGCCTCAGTCTTGGGGTTAGGGGCCGGAGCCTTCAGCTTGCTCCCCGTCGCCGCGTTATACCGCGCCCTGCCCTTCGCGGTCAGGCCAGCGCCCGCCTTGGTGGACAGCTTCTCACCACGGCCAACAGATAAGGAAACAGATTTTCTAGCCATCAAGAGGCCATCCAACCGGAGGAAATCGCCCCACCATAACTGACCCGGCGTCTGTTGTCCATCGGCCGCGCCTCGCGGTGCGCCACGGGGTATGCGAATGTTATGGCGATAGCGTCGGCCGCATCTGGTGAGGCCAGCCCCCGCGCCTTCATGTCCTTCTTGCTCTCCAGAAAGATCGTGCCTTTGCTGTCAGGCTTCATCATCGGCCCGGTCAGGTCGGACTTCAAGAAGCGGTCCTTCGGGATCGAGGCCGTCTTCAGCCACTCCTTCATCGCGCCCCACATCTCAGCCCGCTTGTTGCCATACATCAACGGTTTGACGGACTTCTGGCCGAAGTTCACCCCGCGCACCTTGTAGCGCTGCTCCTTCAGACGGTCGACGACGCCCGCGCCCAGCCCGCCCTCGTCGATGACTACAAGGGCTGGCCGGAACTCTTCTATTGCGTCGATGACGCGCCCCACCACCTCCATGGTGTCGTCGCCCCGGTAGCGCCGGATCGCGATGATGTCGCGTCCCTGCCTTACCGCGATGACCGTCGCATCCGCCCCGAACCGCGCCGGGTCCACCCCGACCACAATCGGCGCGGACGGATCCTTTGATGGCGCTCTTGCCATGGCTTCTTCAGCGAGCATGGATCCAATGAACTGATCGTCTGAGGCGTTGGGGA